AATTTACACCAACAGCCATACCCGAGCCTGAGCCCCAATTTACACCAACAGCCATACCCGAGCCTGAGCCCCAATTTACACCAACCGCTTTTTAAACTGAAGATTAAGCGATCAAAATTTGAAAAACAGTGTATATAAAATTATACTATAATTAAATATGCCAAGAAAGAAAAAACCTGAAATTGATAACGATCAGGATATAGATAGAATAGTCGGCTCTTTTCGAAAAACAAAAATCAAAACACATAAATTTGAATTTTCTGAAAAGCAGAGTGAGCTATTAAAAATTATTTTTGACAAAGATACAAAAGTAGTATTTATATCTGGCCCTGCAGGAACAAGTAAAACGTTTATGGCGATCTACGCAGCGATTCACTTGTTTAACATGAACAACGATTACTCCATCGGATATGTGAGATCAATCATCGAAAGCGCTGATAGAGGAATGGGGGCACTTCCTGGAACTGTAGATGAAAAGTTTTGCCCGTTCATGATGCCTTTAAGCGATAAGCTGCATGAGCTCACAAGCTCTTCCGAAGCTAAAACAATGCTAGATAAGGGTATTGTGTCTGCAATGCCTATCAACTACCTCAGGGGGGCTAGTTTTAAAGATCAGATAATTATCGCAGACGAATCTCAAAACTTTACATCAAAAGAACTCATAACTCTATTAACAAGAATTGGAGAAAACACAAAAATGTTAATTTGCGGCGATCCAATGCAAAGTGATATCAACGGGAAAAGCGGGTATCAACCCATTATGAATGTTTTTGATGACGAGCATAGTAAAAAACAAGGCATACATACTTTTCATTTTGACCATAGGGATATTAAACGTAGTGAAATATTAAAATTTATTGTTAAAAAGTTAGAAAAACTACAATAAAATTATAATTCAATAATAAATTAGCCTCTTGGAAAGAGGTATTTTTTTGAAATAGAGGGTTTTAAGCTTCTGTGTGGACTATATTTTTTTACACAATGAAAGTTTATTTTTCGGTCTAAAAGTGTATAATTTAATACTGATATGATTGATCAAATGCAAATTATAAAACACATAAAAACACACTTACCTGTAGTTTGTTTAGATCAAATAATACAATACGAAGATAGCCAAATAGTAGACTGGGGCTTAGTACAAAATAAAATTCCAGAAACCTGGAAGATTACAAAGGGCGAGGGTATAAAAGTTATGGTGATTGATACTGGTCACCCAGTCCACTCGGATATAGGTGACAATGTGATTATAGGAGATAACTTTGTAGAAGATGAGCCTCATGAAGATCTTAATGGGCATCAAACTCATTGCGTTGGAATTATATGTGCTAAAAACAATAAATTTGGTATGGTTGGAGTTGCTCCAGAGGCTCAATGTATATCAGTTAAAGCATTAAATAAAAACGGTTCTGGTAACTTTAGCAGTCTGGCTAAAGCTTTAGACTATGCGATAAAAATAAAACCAGATATAATCTCCATGAGTTTAGGGTCTCCAACTTACAGTGCATTAATCCATCAAAAAATAAAAACTTTATATAATTTAAATATTCCTGTAGTATGCGCGGCGGGAAACTCTGGTAATGGAGGTGTTAATTACCCAGCGGCATTCAAGGAAACAATAGCGGTCGCTTCCTACAACAAACAGGGGAAAATATCTTTTTTTTCATCAAAAGGTGAAGAAGTTGATTGGGCGACTCCAGGAGAAAAAATATACAGCACATACTTAAACAATAAGTATTCCGTGCTAAGTGGAACTTCCATGGCTTGCCCATTTTTAGTTGGAATTATAGCTTTAATGCTGTCGAAACACAGATTAGAAGAATCTAAGACTGGATTCAATGATTGTAAAACAATTTCTCAAATAAAAGAGCATTTATTGAAGTATACACAAGATAAGGGGGCTGGGGGGAAAGATGACCAGTGGGGATATGGAGTAATAAACATAAAGGAAATGATCCTGGATAAAAACCCCGATGATAAATTACCCGAGCCCCCTTTGACCCCTAACCCTGAGCCTAAACCTAAACCCGAACCTGAATCTAGACCAAGCTTCTTAAAAAAGAGTTTAGCGTGGGTTATATTTGGATGTTTCTTATTAACAACTTTAGTGCTCTATATTGCATCAACTATCCAAGATGATGACAACATAGATATACCATACATTGATGAACAAGGAAATATAGACTGGGACAAAAAATTTGAACTAGAAACACGATGAAAGAAGGCGAAACAATCCATTTTCATTATAATAATGAAGTCAAAACAGGGTTGATTTTAAAAATTTATACTCAAATAGGCGGAGAAAACCATCAGGAATTAATGGTAGTAATCAGAATAGATGAGGGAAGCGGTCTTTTTGGGTTAGGTACGATAAATATTAAACAGTCGGACGTACACTTAATTTAATTAAAATAGAAAAAAACCAAAATTATCCATATAATATATGTTATATGGACATGGTAATATCTTCTGTAGTTGGTGCTGTTTCAGCCATTATTGTGGCATTCATACACTCAATGAATACACAAAAAAGAAAAGATAAAACTTGCGAAAAAATAATCAATAGTTTAAATGTTGATCAGGGTAATATATATATTATTGATTCTGATATCCGAAAGAATGTTGATATTGAAAACAAAATCAAACATTTCTCCGAAGGTAGTCAAAATAAGGTATTTATTTTAATAAAATGAGCATTAAATATTGCCCCCATTGCGGAGAAAAGAATACTTTCGTTGGGAAAGCTCCTAATTTTTGTAACTATTGCGGTTCCAGCTTTAGTTCCAAAAGTATTAATTTAAATCACCAATCTAGCTCTACAAATAGTACTGAACAAATTGAAACTTTTGACGCTGATTATACAGATTCAAATTATGTGCCTAATATAACTAAATTAAGTTATGAAACAGAAGGTTTTCAAAAGAAAACTTTTAAATTTGAAGAACTAATCAGTGAAGAAGAACGAAAAACCAAAGAAACCTAGAGGCAGGCCTAGAAAAAAAACTTTTGAGGATCATCAAGATTTTATATTTGAAAAAATAAATCTTAGAAAAAAGTCTTGGTTTTTAAATTCCGTAAGTTGGATATCGTGGGAAGATGTATGTCAAATTATTGCCCAGCACATTTATACAAAATGGCACCTTTGGGATCAAAAGAGACCTTTGACTCCTTGGGTAAACAGAATTATAACCAATCAAATCAAAAATTTATTAAGAAATTACTATGGCAATTTTTTAAGACCTTGTTCGCAGTGCCCTTTTAATAATACAGGATCTATAGACTATTTAAATGAAAAAGAAAATGGATGCTCTTGGACTAAATCTGGTAGACAAGACTGCACATGTCCTTTGTTTAAAAAGTGGAATAATACAAAAAAACATTCTTTTAACATAAATACAGCTGGTAGTATAGAAAATTTATCCCAAGAGCAACCTTATAGAGATAACAATTTTAATATTGATTATTCAACTGAAAAGCTGCATAGTTATATGGAGTCTCATTTAAGTCCAAAACAATATATAATATATAAAATGCTTTACATAGAACATAAAAGTCCCCAGGAGACAGCAAAAGCTTTGGGTTACAAGAGTAGTGAAAAAGGTAGGCATGCTGGATATAAACAAATTAAAAATTTTGAAAAACAGTTTAAAGAACAAGCTAAAAAAATAATTAAAAAATATGACATTATCTAAGGAGCAAAAACAATTTATTATTGATAATTTTAATAAAACCCCAGATTTGATTGAACTTACTAGACAAGTATTTGACAACCAAGAGTTAGATGGCAGAACCAAAGAGGGTCGAGCAGTTCGTAAGTTTTTGGTTGATAGAGGTTTAAAGTTCAATACAACACAAAAACAAAAAAAAGAGGAGATTGAATTTTCTCAGGAGCAAAAAGAATTTATGATCCAGTATGCAAAAGAAGGTATGACAGCGTATGAAATTTCAAAAATATTATTTCCTGAAGTTAATGTTACAAACTTAAGTAAGGAGGTTACAGAAGTTGCTAGGTTTATAGAAGATGTGGATTTTAGGCTTATGCATCCATCTGAAAGCGCAATAAACACGCAGTATTTCCCTCCAAAATCAAACTCCAGAGTCATAAAAAAGATTAACGAATACTGCCAAGAAGAAATCGATGAAAAGCAAGTAAGCCGTGGGGAAATGGATAACATAGAGAGTACGATGAAGTTTTTGGCGGCACCTCGTTTTATTCAAGTTATTAATACTTATACATCTGGAGATGATAGAAAACTCTTTGAAGCTGAATATATAAGATCTGTATGGGATAAACCAGACTTAACAAGTGATGAATTAAATTTATATATAAATGTTTGTATGGATTATATACATTTAAAAAACATAAGTAAAGCTATTGATAAATTAAATAGAATGTTTGAAGATTGTGAAGATCAACAAGATATGACTGTTAGATTAGCAGAACTATTAAAAACAAAGAGTGAAGAATATAATCAATGTGAAAAGAGACAAGAAACATTGATAGCTAGATTAAATGGAGATAGAAAAGAAAGAATAAAAAATAAACATAAAGATAATGCATCTATATTATCATTAGTAAAATTGTTTCAGAATGAAGCTGACAGAAATAGGATGATAGACATGGCAGAGAAGCAAAAAATGCTAATCGCTCAAGAAGCTGATAATTTAGAGAGGATGGATGTCTGGAAGGCTAGGGTCCTCGGAATCGCTAAAGATGATGTTCTGTAGCCTATACGGGGATTTTCGCGGTACTTCTATCTCTTGTTGCCATTTAAGGCAATTGGAGAGGAAGGAACAACTTCTTTTTTAAAAAAATGAGCATACAATGTAAAATATGTGATTCTACTTTTAAGTCAGAAAGATCTTTGCATACTCATATTAAAGCTCATGGAATTTATTTATCGGATTATTATATAACATATTATCCTAGATATAATCTATATACAAATGAATTAATTCCTTTTAAAAATAAAGAACAATATTTTAATACATTTTTTTCAAATAATGTTGAATTGGAAAAGTGGTTGGCGACAGCCGACCACGAACATGCACAACAAATTTTATTATTAATGCTTAAAAATAGAATTATTAGTAAAAATTTAAAATACGCCCCTAATCATTTAGAATTAAAACTGCTTGACTTACCAGAAATAAAAATATACAAAGAATTTTTTGGGTCATATAATGAAGCCTGCCGAAGGCTTCAGGTTGAGCCTTTATTCAACCAAAGCATAAAAAGTAAATTTTTAAAAAAAAATAAAAATTTAAAAACTTTAGAAATATTAATTGATACTAGAGAGCAACAGCCACTAAAGTTTGAAAAAAGCCGATCTATGAAATTAGATTTTGGAGATTATACTGTCGGAGGTTCAGATTATACAGCCACATATATAGACAGAAAATCGGAAGTGGATTTTAAATCAACAATGACTGTAGGATTCGAAAGGTTTAACAGAGAAATGGAAAGATGTATGGATATTAATGCCTTCATGTATATAATAATAGAAAGCTCTATAGATAAAATAAAAAGAAATAACAATTCTGGAGTTCATAAATCAAATTTAAAATTCGTGTGGCATCAAATGAGAGTTATATCTCATAATTATGCCAGGAGATGCCAGTTTGTTTTCTCTGGGGGTAGAAAAAGATCTGAAAAATTAATTGAACTTCTTTTAAGAGGAGGAGAAGATTTATGGAATGTTGACTTGCAGTACTATATCGACAATAGAATTTTAACATTATGAGTTGGGAAACAGGCAATCAAAAAAGAAAAGAAAAAATTGACATTAATTCTTTAATTAGGTCAAAAGAAGGGTTTTTACCCGAGCGGGAATCTAAACTTCTTTTATATCAATTCTTGCGAGAGAATATAACGTTTACCACTAACCTTTTAGCTGGGGTAGATTTATTTCCTTTTCAACATATGGCGATTAAATCGATGTTTGAATCTGATTATTTCTTAGGTATATGGTCTAGAGGTATGTCTAAATCTTGGACAACAGGGATTTTTGCATTTATGGACGCTATTATGAATCAGGGTGTTGACATAGGAATATTATCGAAATCCTTTAGGCAGGCCAAAATGATTTTTAAAAAAATTGAAGATATAGCTGCGAAACCTGAGGCTAAATATTTAGCCAACTGCATTACAAGAGTGTCAAAACAAAACGATGAGTGGGTAATGGAAATTGGTGAAAGTTCCATACGAGCATTGCCATTAGGAGACGGATCGAAATTAAGAGGTTTTAGGTTTCACAGGATTATCATTGACGAAATGTTATTGATGCCAGAAAGAGTTTATAATGAAGTTATTGTGCCGTTCCTGTCTGTAGTGCAAAACCCAAAAGAAAGGGAGGATATGCACAATTTAGAAACAAAACTTATTGCGGAAGGAAAAATGAAAGAAGAAGATAGGTATAAATGGCCGAACAATAAACTAATAATGCTATCTTCAGCTAGTTACAAGTTTGAATATCTCTACAAACTGTACGAAAATTTTGAAAACCTTATACTTGAAGAGGGGAAAAATGGAGGAGCACGACGATCTATAATGCACTTTTCATACGACTGCGCTCCTAAACAGTTATACGATCAAAATCTAGTTGAGCAAGCTAAATCTACAATGAGTCAAAGTCAATATGATAGAGAATTTGGCGCGGTATTTACAGATGATAGTTCTGGGTATTTCAAGATATCGACGATGGAAAGGTGCACGGTAAAAGAGGGTGATAACCCTCATGTAGAAGTAAAGGGTAACGAAAATGACTCGTATATAATTTCTTTCGATCCAAGCTGGGCAGAATCAGAGAGCTCTGATGATTTTGCTATGCAAGTATTTAAAATACATAAAGAATCGAATAAGGCTACTTTGGTTCATGTATATGCAATGGCTGGAGAAAATTTAAAAAATCATATCAATTATTTTCATTATTTACTAACTAATTTTAATGTAGTTGCTATGGTGGGGGATTACAATGGTGGCGTCCAATTTATCAATGCCGTCAAAGAAAGCTCTTTATTTAAATCTTCAAATATAAAATTAAATATAATCGAAACAGAATTTGATGATCTAGAAAATTATCAAAAGTCTTTAATGTCCGCTAAGAGGGAATTTTCCAAAGATGGTATTCCGTGTTGTCTCAGGAAGCCCACTTCTGAATGGATTAGAAGGGCAAACGAATTACTACAAGCTAATTTTGATCATCAAAGAATATGGTTTGCATCGCAAGCAGTCGATGATAGTTTTCAATCTCAAAGAAGAAAAAAAGTACCAATCAAAAATTTGCGATTCATGAATTTTACAGATGTTGATGAAAATCAATCTGAAGGAGCTAGAATGATTGACTTCATAGAACATCAACAAGAAATGATAATATATACAAAATCTCAATGTGCTCTAATAGAAGTTAGATCTTCACCGCAAGGAACACAAACTTTTGACTTGCCCTTAACACTAAAAAAGACCACTGGACCTAGTAAGGTAAGAAAAGACTGTTACTCGGCTTTGGTTCTAGGGTCTTGGATGGTTAAGATTTATAATGATATTAAAAATTCAAAAGAAGAAGCTTTTAATAATTTTATCCCAATGTTTATAAAGTAACTTTAATTTTACTTTTTAACTTTTATGTGTACTATTAATATACACAGCCATGAGCGAAAAAACAAAACGAAAGTACATTAAAAAGTCCCAATATTGGAATAATATTAAAAAAGATGGCGCCAGATCAGGTGGCGAGGAAAAAAATATAGAACCTGTTAGTTGTGGCGATAACTACTATATCAGTAATGCTAGTTACAGCAATAATTCAAGGCCAGAATTTACCTCGACTACCGCCGCTAGCAATGTTGTCAGTGATGCTTTAAGAAATGCTGACTCTTCCACTACGAGAACTAGGGGTAGAGCTGGAATCAAAAATTTAGCTCATAAATATAAAAATATTTCTGACGGGGTGCTACCTTATAATGTAAGCTCTGATGGTGTGGATATTCGAGAAAGTATCGAGTTGTGCCAAAAAGCATATGCCAATATACCTATATTCAGAAATGCTATAGATGTTATGTCTGAGTTTTCAAATTCTGAAATATACCTTGAGGGAGGTAGTGAAAGTACTAGAAATTTTATATACAAATGGTTTGAAAAAATAAACTTATGGAAACTAAAAGATCAGTATTTTAGAGAGTATTATCGATCTGGAAATATATTTTTATATAGAATCGATGGGAATTTTAATAAAAACGACGTTGTTAATTTAAATAAAGTTTATGGAGCTGAAAACGATAAATATCTAAACCCTGGTAAAATACCAGTAAGATATATATTGCTCAATCCTTATGATATATCTTCAAATAGAGCAACATCGTTTGAATCAGGAGCATACAAAAAAGTTTTGTCAGAATACGAGCTAGAGAGACTAAAAAACCCTACAACTCAAGAAGACCAAGATATATTCAATTCACTAGATGATAAAACAAAAAAATTAATAAAAGAAGGCGGGTTTCATAGAACTGGAGTGTTAATGCCTCTAGATCCAGAAAAGTTAATATACTCGTTCTATAAAAAACAAGACTATGAACCTTTTGCTGTGCCCTTCGGATTTCCAGTTTTAGATGACTTAAATTGGAAAATAGAGCTTAAAAAAATTGACCAAGCAATTAGTAGAACTATTGAAAATGTAGTACTATTAATTACTATGGGAGCTGAACCTGATAAAGGAGGAGTTAACCCGCATAGTTTAACTGCCATGCAATGTTTGTTTCAAAACGAAAGTGTTGGTAGAGTGTTGGTTAGCGACTATACCACAAAGGCAGACTTTGTAATGCCAGATGTTAATAAAATTTTAGGCCCCCAAAAATATGAAATAGTCAACCAAGATATTCGAGAGGGTTTGCAAAATATTATAGTAGGTAAAGAAAATTATTCTAGCACTCAAATAAAAGCTCAAATATTTTTGGAAAGATTAAAAGAAGCTAGAAATGCATTTGTAAATGATTTCATCATGCCTCAGGTGAAAATATTATGTAAAAGCATGGGTTTCAGGAAATACCCAACGGTTAAATTTCAAGAGATAGACATCAAGGATGAAGTTCAGTTTCAAAGGGTGATAACAAGATTATTGGAAATTGGAATTATTACGCCTGAGCAGGGTATGAATGCAATTCGAACAGGGTTGTTCCCCCATGCAGACGATTTAGAAAAAGCTCAAGAAAAATATATCGAAGACAGAGAAAAAGGTATGTACAACCCCTTGGTGGGTGGAGTTCCACTGGTAGAAGCTGCAGGAGCTGAAGAAGATAGAAGTCTTCAAGAGCAGCAAATTAAAGAGCAGGCGAAAACCCAAAGAATCAATGTAAAAACAAATCAATTAAACCAACAAAAGACCCAACAAGAAGTGGGTAGACCTACAGGAGCTACAGCAAACTTGTATTCTAGAAAAAATATACAAAATACAATTTATGATATTGAAAAATTGAGAACTCAAGCTTCAAAAAAAATAAAAGAAAAATATAAAGTTAAAAAAATAAGTAAAACTCAAAGCGATATTATTGATAAGCTTCTTGAGTCCGTGATAGCATCAACTGAAAAAGATAATTGGGCTAATAAAATGGAAGAATGTATAAGTCAACCAGAAAATTTAGAAAAGCTAGAAAGTTTAAAGGGCATTGCTGAAATTAGTGAAAAACACCAGCTTCAGGATTATCCCGCTGCAATATTATATCACAGTCGATAGTTTATTGTGTACAAAACATGTAATGAAAAACTACATTACTGTTGACCTGTCAAGTTTAATAAACGAAAAAGATTTATTCTGCAAAGACTGCGGGAATTCTGAAGAGATACTCATGGAGTCACGGGCAGAAGAAGAAAATAAAGCTGAAAAATCAAAAAATAAAAAATAGATCAAAATGGAACCTAAAAAAGTTTTTATTACAGGGATAACTGGTCAAGACGGCAGTAATATGTGTGATTATCTACTTGGTAATCATGATGTTAAAATATATGGAGGGATCAGAAGGATAAGTGTTAAGAACTATAAAAATATAAGACACCTTAAAGACAACCCTAAAATAGAGTTAGTTAATTTCGATTTAAGTGATCCTTATAGTATAAGAAACGCTGTTGAAAACATAAAACCAGATTACTTTATAAATTTTGCCGCACAATCGTTTGTTCAGTCAAGTTGGGACTTTCCAGTTCAGACATTTAGTGATAATGCCGAAAGCGTGATTCATATACTAGAGTCAATAAGGTTATTCGCTCCTAAATGTAGGTTTTACAACGCTGGGTCGTCAGAGGAGTTTGGGGACGTTATCGAAGATATGCAAGATGAAAATCACCCCTTGAGACCTCAATCTCCATATGGAGCGTCGAAGTGTGCGGCTAGGCATATTGTAAGGGTATATAGAGAATCTTATGATTTATATGCAATTCAAGGTTGGTTATTTAACCACGAAGGCGACCGAAGAGGCACAGAATTTGTAACAAGAAAAATAAGCAAAAACATTGCAAAATATGTATACGACTTGGAGGAAGGAGAAGAGCCAACTCCTGTAGAACTAGGTAACCTAGATGCATTAAGAGACTGGACTGATTCGGTGGATTTTATGTCTGGAGTTTGGTTGATGTTAAATCAAAAAAATGACCAGCCAAAAGAATACGTACTTGCCAGCGGTAAAACTTACTCTATAAGAAAATTTTTAGAATCAACATTGAACCACGCTGGATTACAATATAAGAAAGAAGGAGAAGGTTTAGATGAAAGATATCTTACAAAAAGTGGAAAATTGATAGTTTCAATAAATCCAATGTTTTATAGACATGCCGAAGTTAAACTTTTATGCGGTAACCCTAAAAGGGCTGAAGATGAATTGAAGTGGGAGCGTAAGGTTAATTTCGAACAGCTTGTAAAAAAAATGTTCGATAGTGATTATAATTTTTTTAAAAATCGGTGTAATTTGTAGAAGATAATGAAATTTAAATACAAAACAAAATTTTCCGACCATTTAAAAATAAATAATTTTTTCTCGTCAGGCTCTTCTTTTACAAGTCAAGCTTCTATTGATAATTTACAATCTTTAATTCCAGAAGAAATAGATTTTGAAAAAAACATAGATCTAATAGGAACTGCATTTAACGCCGCAGTTATAAATTCTTTTAATAAAAATGGGGATGGTATTAATACTTCCACAGCAAAACAAATAAAAGATTTTTTCATTCATAAGCCCACCAATATAGAACACAATAAAAGAAAGGTGGTTGGACATATTATTTCCAGTGGGTATTCAGAATATAACTCTGATAAGATATTGGAAGATATTCCAGATGATTTTTCTGAAAAATTTAACATTGCATTAGGAGCATTGGTCTATTCAAATTCTTTTCCTGAGTTTGCCGATCTTTTAGTTAAATCTAATGATCAAGCTAATACATTATATCACAGTATTTCTGCGAGTTGGGAACTTGGTTTTAATGAATATCATATTGCTGTTGGCAGTCAAGATTTGAAAGATGCAGAAATTATAACCGATTCAAAACAGATTGAAGAGCTAAGTGAATACCTATCGTCTTTTGATGGTGATGGAACTTTAGAAGATGGAACCCCTGTATTTAGGTTAGTAGTTGGTGAGGTTTATCCTCTTGGAATTGGGTTTACCTCTAATCCCGCTGCAGATGTAAAAGGTTTAATTATAAAAAATAATAACTCTGAAAATACAGAAGAAATAGAAGCTGAAAATGAAACCTGTAAAAAAAAAGAAATAAAAAAAATTTCCCAAAACGAAAAAAATAATGTAAATAACAATATTAACCAAATTTCAAATATGCAAAATCAAGAACTTATTGAACAATTTAAGTCTCTCTTAGAGGAAAAAATGCCAGAGCATAATTTCTCTCAAGAAGCAGTTGCTAATATCGGACGCGTGATTGGAGATGCTATCAAATCCAAAAGCGAACAGTATGAAAAAGAACTTTCTGATATCAACTCCCAAAAAGAGGAGCTTGCTGCTGTTGAGGCAAAAATGAAAGAAGACATTGAGTCTTTAAAAAGTCAGCTGACAGCTTCCGAAGAAAAAGTGCAAGAGTTGGCTCAACAAATCGAAGCTAAACAAAAAGAAGAAGCTTTTAATTCAAGAATGGAACTAATCGAATCAACATACGAATTATCTGCAGATGACAAAACAATGCTAGCTAAAGAAGTTCAAGGTCTTTCTGTTGAAGGTTCTGATTTTGACGAATATCAAGACAAGTTGAAAGTCATGTGGGCTCATAAGAATAAAGAGCACATCGCTGAACAAGAAAAACTTTTCAATGAGAAAGTTGAAGCTGAAATTGCAAAACGCATTCAAGAAAAAACAATCTCTAAGGAAGAGGTTATTGAGGATGCTTCTGTAGTTGAAGAAGCTCTTGCTAATACTCAAGAAGAACAGAGCGAGGTTTCAACAAATAATAATTTAGAATCTGCGGTTGCAGAACTATCCTTTAGGGAAAAGTTTGCAAATGCATTTGCTAAAGAAACTGTAACAATTAAATTTTAACAAAAACGAAAAATGCATAAACTATTACCATTTAGACAATATGACGAAAAAGATGTTATTAATCTTTTTTCCCTTGCTATTACTAATGCTGAGAAAACCGCTAAGTATATAAACCTAGTTCCTGGCGGAACAGCCTATTCAACTGGAGCCAACTGGTCTGGTACTGCAGTATCTGTTAGGGCAGCCGACATTGGAAAATTCGGAGGTGAGCAACCAGCTAGAACGAACGATCCGTATTTAGGAGCCATTGGTTCGGGTAACCAGGGTTTTGCGTTGACTGAGGGAAGTTTTTACCCAGAAACTCAAGGTAAACTAAATCTAGCAACTGATGAAGCAGAAGCTCTCGGTATCACTATCAGGCCAACTCTCGCATGGGACGAAAATTCAACCAAGCTGTTGGACTATCCAGTAAAGAAAGACGAGCTTCAATGTGTGCTTCCTGGAGAAGCAGTGCCTGTAGCTACTAAAGGATTCTTTACACTTACAGTGGGTAAAGCAACAACCGAAGCTGTTGGTATTTGGCATGCTAGTGGGATCCAGTCTGGCGGAATCGTCCCAGGTTCCAAGCTGAAGGTATCAGGTAATGGAAAACTTACCCTGGACAACGGAAAAGTTGTTGTTGCTACAGTTGTTGCCACAGGAAGAAATGCTGGCAAAGATGTTGCCTTAGTACAAATTGGATAAGAAAGGAATTTAAAATTATGAACATTACCTTAAAACGAACACAAG